TAATGAAAAATGTAAAAAATATAGTAATACAAAAATATAGTAATACAAAAATATAGTAATACAAAAATATAGTAATACAAAAATATAGTAATACAAAAATATAGTATTAATATAATTAAAATTTAAACCTAAATAGTAAATAATTAATAATTAAAAAATAAATGTCTACTTTAAATTTACATCCAGCCATTACAGAAAAATTATCTTTTTTTTTAAAAACTGAAAAAATACCAAATATTATTTTTCACGGTTCGAGTGGCAGTGGGAAACGCACGATTGTCCATAAATTTGTATGCGATATCTATCACAATAACAAAGAACTCATGAAAGCCTATGTGATGAATGTAAATTGCGCACACGGTAAAGGTATAAAATTTGTCAGAGAAGACCTTAAATTCTTTGCAAAGACACATATTAACATTCAGGGATCAGGTCATTTTAAAACCGTTATTTTATCCAACGCCGATAATTTAACTACAGATGCGCAGTCCGCATTACGCCGTTGTATTGAATTGTTTTGTCACACTACCCGATTTTTTATAATAGTAGAGGATAAATATAAATTATTGAAACCTATTCTATCCAGATTGTGTGAGATATTTGTTCCTGAACCGATAATAGATGGTAAACGAGTTAATTTACATAAATTTAGCATTCAAAAAACATTTGGAACACAAACAGATAAAAAGAAGGCAACATGGCTTAAAAATAATTTGATACCGCCAAAAGATTATATTAGTTTATTGGATTTAGTAGATAAATTATATGAAAAGGGGTATAGTGGGTTGGATTTGATGGAATTTATCCTGGGGGCGCTGCCCCCTCACCCCCGTACGCAAATTAAACTGCCGGTTGTAGAGTGCGGGGGTGATGGGCAGATGACAGAGCCCCCACAAATACCAGATGATATACTTATCTGCGGGGGTGATGGACAGATGACAGAGCCCCCAAAACGCAAATACCAACTCCTCCTCACTTTTCATAAAGTTAAGAAAGAATTCCGAAATGAGAAATTATTCATGACTTTTATTCTCAATTTTTATTTTCTTCGTTCTGATGTGGATTTAGAAAATATATCATTTATGTAAGTAAAAAAATGGACGATTATTCCGTAACTAGCTTAAGCGAGTCTAAAAATGAATGGTGTGCCCGTTTGGTGAATACCATCACGCCGGAAATTATTCAAGGTTTAAAATCTATATTTAATGAAGCGTGGAAATTATGTGAAGACAATGACGAGCTAGATAAATATTTAATGACCTTTCAAACCTTCTTGAGCCGTGTACCCAAATGGAACGCTGAAATTATTGAAACAGAGCGGAAGCGGATTTGCGAGTCGTCGGGGTGTGGTTATTTAGAAGAGTTGATTACCTGCGTCCATGTCATTCAATTGAAAGCGCTGTCGTGTGTGCGTGTGGGTCAAAAACAAAAGAAGGTCGATATTGATATTCCATCCGTTGATGCTTTTATTCACAAAATCTACATTAATGTAGCCCGGAAAATATATACCAATATTTATTTGTTTGAAAAGAATATTGCACCGCTTCAAATACAGAAACATAATCGTGAATTGGAATTGATTATTCGAGAATGTATTATGAACTCGGTACGCGAAAGTATACCAGTAGAGGCAATTTTGCGGGCGTATATGGACGAGACGGAAGAGCAGCACGTGGATGTGAAAGAAGTTCAGGAGAAGATTGCGATAGAACCAAAGGAAGCACCAGCACCAGCACAAATAGTAGCGCCAGCGCCAGCGCAAATAGTAGCGCCAGCACCAGCGCAAATAGTAGCACCAACACCAACGAATACTAAACTTTCTTTTTCGGATATGGATCGGGCGATTGATATAAAAGGCATTGAAACAACAATCGAAGCCCCCAAGACGATTGAACGTTTAGAAACTATTTCAGCACAGTCTTTTGAAAAACAACGACATTTAGAAGAGGCTGATGATGATAATGATAAATTAAGAATTGGTGGCGATATCAAACTGGACTTTTCAGATATTAATGATTTGAATAGATCGTTGAATGTTAGACCGCCACCGATGTTGGATGTGGAGATATTACCAACCTTTTAAGCAATTCCATCTGTTGCACTTGCGCTTGCGGTCGGGTTATAAAGGGGCGACGCCCCTTTAAGGTTGAACCAAAAAAAACAGTCTAAAATAAAGGTTAATATTTAATCCTAAATTTTGGTTCAACCTTTTCTCAAAAGGTTGTTTTTGGTTCAACCTTTTAAACTTGTTTCACGGCGAAAGGTTGTTTTTGGTTCAACCTTTTTTCAAAAGGTTGTTTTTGCCATACTTTTTTCTAAAAAGTATGCGTTAGTTTAGGTTATGCTTTTTCATTTTATAATTTATAACATTATAAAATGGATAATATATTTTTGAATGCGGGTATTATAGCTGTTGTTTATCTACTCCTTCGCTTTGCTGAAATGCGAGTTGTCTTAAAGGAAAGTAAACCGTTGAAAGAGTTGGCGAAAGATACTTTGCTCGTTTACTTTAGCATTGTTTTAGGAATCTATGTGATTGAACAAGTGATACCGAGTGAAGCAGGTGGAAATAAGGTGATTGGAGCGTTTACAGATGCGCCAGGGTTTTAATCAAGTTCAAAAGTGTGACAAAAAACAAACACTTGTTTAATTTTAATTTAAAAATTACATTTTAAATTAAAAGTATAGTACTAAAACTATAATGTCGACCACAATAGAAATTATGGGAGGATTAGGTAACCAACTCTTTCAGATAGTTGCTCTAATTTCACATTGTATAAGAACAAAACGTTCATTTTATTTTGAAAACAAGCCAATAACGCATGGGGAACGGAAAAAGTATTATTGGGATACGGCTTTATTACATAAACTTAAAGGGTTTATTAAATCGTCTACAAATACAAATAGCATAGTCACTTATAATGAACCAGCATTTCATTATACTACTTTACCATGGTTTAATCCACAGCAAAGTATAAAACTCTTTGGCTATTTTCAATCGTATAAATACTTTGAACAACATAAAGAATTGATTTTTCGTCTGATTAATTTAAAAGAATCACAGCAACAAATTAGAGAAAAAGTAGCACCCTATTTACCAACAACCGATTTTGACAATATTGTGTCATTACATTTTCGTTTAGGTGATTATAAACATCAACCGCACAACCATCCCGTTATGCCTGTAGAATATTATGAAAAGGCATTGGAACAGTTGTTAGTAGATACCGTAAACGATAATAATGAAAATAATAATGAAAATAATAATGATAAAAACAATAATGATAATGATAAAAACAATAATAATAATAATAAAAAAGATTGGTTTATTTTATATTTTTGCGAAGAAAATGATATTGTATATGTGAATGAAAAAATAAACAGATTGAAACAAAATGACAAATTTAAGAATTTGACATTTATTAAAGTGCCGAGCAATTTAGAGGATTGGGAACAAATGTTAACCATGTCTTTGTGTCGCCATCATATTATTGCTAATAGCACATTTAGTTGGTGGGGGGCGTATTTTTCTAATCGTGATGATAAAGATAAATTAGTTTATTATCCTAGTGTCTGGTTTGGACAAGCATTGGGTAATAAAAAAATGGAGGATATGTTTTTAGAGAGGTGGAAAAAGGTTATTGTTTGATTATTCGTATTAAATAATTAAAATATTTATTTATGATTTGCTACTATTACATTAATATTAAAATATAACTATTAATTTTTATATTATTTCTTTTATTCTATCTCTATAAAAATTTATATTTAAAAACTCACTTGCTTCTCCAAAATTAAAAGTATCATAGTTGGGTATTTTATTAATATCAAAATCATTCCAATTATCTAATATAATTATTGGTAAATTTGTATTACTACTAATAATTTTTATTAAAGGATTACTGATAACTATTGGAACACATTTTAAATATAGTGCTTCCCAAAAACGATGTGTATCAATTCCATTTCCTTCAGGACATATACAGTATTCATATTTAGATAATCTATTGAAGTTATCTCTTGGATTTAATTTACTTAAAAAAGGTAATTTATTACATAATAAATTATAAGCTATTTCTCTTTTATGTTTATTAGTATTTATTTCAAAATAGAAATATACACTTCTCTTTATTTTTTTTAAATTATTTTCATTTTCTTTGAATAAATTATAAAAAATAGTAAAAAGTTTACCATGTTCCCATTGCCGATTTGCAATTCCTATTGGTAAAAAAAATAACTTATTATGATTTATACATAAATTTTGACTATACCATTTAATTAATTTATTAGCGTTTAATATTTTTACAATATTTTTAGTATTAATAATATTTTCATCAGAATTATGTGTAATTAAAATAAAATTATTTTTAAAATAATCAATAATATTAGAGAGTAACTCTATTCTATGAGTATAGCAAAATATAATTTTTGGATTATCATAGTTTAGTTTTTCACTAATTTCTAAAATATTTTTATGTTTATGTTTTTGAGAATTTATATATGGATTAAACTGAAAGTCATCTTGTAATCCTAAATAGATATCTGCTAATTCCTGAATTTTTTCACCAGAAATAATATTCATAATATATAATAATATATATAATAATATATATAATAATATATTATTATTATATAATAAAATCATGTCATTTGATATAGTAATTCCTGTTGGACCACATGATGTTGATAAAATAAATAAACAAATAGTATACACAAAAAAAAATATAGTAGGTTATAGAAATATTTATATTATATCATTTAATCCAAAAATATTACTAGATGGTTGTACAATAATTGATGAAACTATATTTCCATTTACAATAAAAGATATTGAAAAATATCATGGAAAATCTGATAGAAATGGGTGGTATTTACAACAATTATTAAAATTATATGCAAGTCAAGTCATTCCTAATATACTACCAACGTATTTAGTGATAGATAGTGACACTTTTTTTCTAAAACAAACTGTATTTATTGATAGCGATAAAAAATGTTTATATAATTTTACAGATAAAGAAAATCATATTCCATATTACGAACATATGAAAAAATTAAATGATAATTTCATAAAAGTAAGTAAATATTCTGGTATTTGTCATCACATGATGTTTGAAAATAGATTTATTCAAGAAATATTTGATATAACCGAAAAAGTATATAAAAAACCATTTTGGATATCTTTTTTAGAATTAGTAAATAAAAATTATCGTGATAATGGTATGTCGGGTGCTTCCGAATATGAATTATACTTTAACTATATATTTAAATATCATGATAAAGAGGTAAAAATAAGAAAATTAGAATGGGATAATTTAAATAATTTTAATCAAATTACACCCCAACATGATTATGTGTCATTTCATTGGTATAGGTGCAATGGGTTTTAATAAAATATGCGTTTGCGTTGATAAGTTTATAATGATATAATAAATATATACATGAGTATTGCTATAGTTTCAAATAATAATAATCATGGGGTGTGTTTAGGATTTTTACTTGAAATAATGAAAGATTATAATATAACATTATTTATAACACAGATGGGTGATGAATATAAATGGATTGAATATTATAAGACATTGTATAATTTTGAAACTATATATAATTTAAACATAAATGTAAATAATTATAAAAAAGTTATAAAGTTGACTAGTTCAGATGAATGTTTATATAATGAAGATACTATATCAATATTACATTTACAAAGTATCAAACATATCAACAATAATAGTA